TCCCAAAGGTCGTCTAGGGCGGCGTCGTTAATTCCCTTCCACGGCTTAGCCGGGTCGGCAGGGGCATCTCCGTTTTGGATTTGCGCGAGTAGCTGCCCTAGCAGCCCCATCGCATCCACTTGGTCATCATTGCGACCAGCGGGGAACGAAACCATTTCATTCTCAAAAGCCGAATACCAAGGCTTGTCTATCGGAACATAAAGGCCCTCTAGCGCCATCCTGCCGCGTATGGATTGGGCGCGGACAGCCTTGTCTCCACGGGTTGGGAACTGGCGCCGATAAACATAAGCCTCTCGCTCGCGTTGCCGCTTATGAATGAACGGGCCAAGAGCAGCTTTGATTTGCCCCGTTTCTTCCGCCCATTCTATCGGGCTCCACTCCAGAACCAAGTCGCAAAAAGCGTCTATCCATTCCAGCGACGCCGTTTGTTTGCGCCATAAATCCAACAAATACATGCGCCCAATAGGGTCAACACCGACGACAACATGAACGGTATAATCCCCGCCATCCTGAGTAACGGCGTAGTCGGACGCCCCATAAACACGCAATGTAGATTTGTCGGGGGCTTTTGTGTAGGGCCGGAACCAATCCCGCATAAAATACGCGCCATCGTCAGGCGTTGGATTTTGCTGATACAGGGCGGAAAAATAACGCGGTATGCTATTGGATCGAATGCGGTTTAGAGATTCGATAGGGTAGCTTTCCGGCCAAAGAGCCGAACCATCTTCCGCAATAGCGGGCATGTCCACTATTTCAAACTTATCCCCCCCCGCCGCTTGCTGGGCTATCAAACGGCCCGAAAGGTCATCTTCGTGCATACGGTGGTTAATCAAGACAACCGCCGCGCCAGGCTGTAAGCGGTTGTAAGCGGTTCCTGTGTACCAATCCCAAACCGCCTTACGGCTCGTCTCGCTTTGAGCATCCGCCATTGACGCGAACGGATCGTCTATCATTAGAATATCAGCGCCACGGCCCATAAATTGACCACCGACACCCACCGCGTAATATCCACCCCGTGCTTCGGTCCGCCATTTATTTTTCGCTTGGCTATCTTCCGCCAGTCGAGTATCGAATAGGCGTTGATACTCTTGGCTATTGATCACGTTCCGAACATCACGCCCGAAATCCGTAGCCAAATCCGAGCTAGCGGATACCGATATGAATTCTTTGTGGGGCTGACGGCCTAGAACAAAAGCGGGAAACCGCCTAGACGCCAATTCGCTTTTCCCATGGCGAGGCGGCAAAAGCAACATGAGCCGGTCAACTTCTCCGCGCTCTACCCTTTCAAGCTGTTCGGCAATTTTTCGATGGAACCCGGCAGTTCGGTACTTAGGGAATGTGTATTCAGTAAACCCGATAATTCCCGCCCGAGCCTTACGCCGTTTAAGAAGTTCTTCCGCCGCGCTGAGAGGCGATATAAGCTGCAAGCTCACCATCCGTCATTTCGGTAACATCGCGGAGCCCCAAGACCCCGGTATGCTCGATTTGCGATTTTTCGCCATACTTTTTCGGGGCCATCTTGCCGAGCATCCATTTGCGCGCGTCAATCTGTAGCCGCCGATGATCGACCATATCCCCCTCGGTCGTCTCAGTTCCCGTAGGTTTGGAAACCGTCTTGACGCCCAAAACCGGAGTATCGGAGATATCCCGTATTTCCTCGAAAACAGCGTCGGCGTGTATTTCCCTCGCGCGCGTGTATTGTTGCGCGAATGCCTCGTTCTGGCCTAGCCATTTGAACACCGTCCGCATTGACGGGAGGTTTTCTTCTTCCCGACATATTGCCCTTAACGAGCGGCCATCCATGAGCATGTCGCAAATGCGATCAGCGGCGGATTGGTCAAATTCCATCCATTGGCGGGGAACCCTTGGCGCTTTCACAAATCACCCACGTTTACCTCTACCCTCCCCTATCCGCGCACATGCCAGCGGGAGAGCCTAGCCAGGATGCGGGATCGGGCGGGGTTATTCGGGAGGGTACATGCTCGCGAAGATCGAACGACGCGGGCGGGTGTTCGGTCTCACGGAGCGCGGCGAGGAACGCCACTACGTCAGCCTTATCGCGAGCTAACCGTTTACGGTCTGCACGCTCGGGACCGGGTTTGAGCATGGGGCCTCGAACTGTGGGGGATTTGAGCGGTGGGGCGCGGAATCAACCCCACATAGCGCACGTCTTTCGACGGTTACGGCCTCCGCAATTGCACCGTGTCACGCTCAAAAAACGCAAAAGCCGCCCGGTTTCCCGAAGCGGCCTTTGGAACGACGATAAATCGCCGCTGGATTATTGGCGGAGGGTGAAAGAATCGAACTCTCACCGTTTCCGGGGCGCGGTTTTCGGGACCGTTTGCTCACCTTGAGCGCCACCCTCCATTAGTAAATGGCGGAGGGTGAGTGGATCGAACACTCGCGAGACTTTTGCCCCGGCTAGCGCTTAGCAAGCGCACGCATTACCGCTCTGCCAACCCTCCCCGTTAGGAGAGGCGACTAGACAAAAGCGGTGATGACGCCCTGATCATGGAAAATCCCGAAAACGAAGCAGCCTCGCGCACCCGCACGTAAGCCGCCCTTGGAACTCTGTCAAAACGGCGCAATTCGACCGTTAAGGTAATCGCTTCTCGCGCACGCGCACGGAAAAGTCAACCCCATTTCCGAAATTATTTTCACGCCGCGTGCATTTTCTCAGCGTTAATCCCCAGCCTCAATAGGCCGAAATGAATCGCCAAACGAAGTAACCCCCGCTTGATGATATCGTAATTATACGGGGACGGAGGCTGCAAATCGTAACAAAGAAGCTCCATACGTCCAGGTAATTGGTAATCGACGCCGACCAAAACCTCTCGCGCGGCCTTGTACTTTATGCGGGATAGATCACGAATAGCTTGTTTCTGTTCCTCGGATAATGTATTATCCCCTTCGCCCTTTCCCGTCCCTATCACATTAAATTCGTGCGAGGCTTTTTCTTGTCGGCAAACCTCGCCATACTGACAACCCGCGTGATATAACTCGTCACGAAGTCCCATCATTTCGCAATATTCCGCAATGGGATCGCCCGCCCGCTTGCTTTCGGAACCTCGGCGGTGCGGTTGGGCCAAAGCAACGGATTTAATCTCCGCTTGCGCCTTTGCCTCGGCAGGGTCCATGCGATTGCGCGGAACTTGGATATGCGATTCCAGCCCCGGCGCCTCAGTCGAAAACACGATCCTCGATTGTTCGCGGCGATATGGTTTGGCGTTCAAGATTTGGGAGGTTCCCATGGTCATTCCCTCGTTTCGGTTGATACGCTTGAACGCTGGACGAATGGATTACGCGGCTTGCCAATTCTTCGCGGCCTCGGTACGGTATCTTTCCGCGTCGGCGGCGAAAGCGGCTTCCCATGCGGCGTCATCATCCCAATTTATTTCGATACTCCGGCCATTTGGACCCGGAGTGAGAAACGCCGCATAAACATTCGGATTTGAGCTAATGGTTTTCCGCCACCCATGCTCGCGCGCCCGCTCGTTCAAGCGCGACTCCCTTTCCATACGCTTCAAAAACTCCGAATTGATCGGCCCCCGCGTATCAAACCCAATCATTGCGGCCTCCTACGCGGCTTGCTTGTCGCCCGTAACGACGGCGGGAAATGGATGCAGCCCGCTTTCGTCGCGATACGTTCCCTTGACCAGCGCGCCGATGCTGACCGCAATTTCAGCCATCCCCGCGACGGTATCCGGGTCATGCTCGCCAAACACCGGATCGAATGGACGCCCGCGAACGGTGACAGCCTCGCCGCAATTCAAGATCGACATGCGGCGATCATATTCCGTGTCATGAGCTTCGTTAGCCTTACGAAGATCGTCGCAAAATTCGACTTCGGCGGCGTGAACAGCGGCGGCGCGTTTCGCCAGGGCTTGTTCAATGGCGGCGTTTCGGATTTGGTTTAGGTCTTTCATCGGGGTTCCTTTATATCTGGATAGGCGGTTAAATGGATTGCGGGAGGGGCTAGGCGGCTCCCTGTTCATGCGAGGCCACAACATCGCGGCCAATGGCTTTGAGGGCTTCCCTGGACAGCTTGACGGGCGTTGATTTGTATTTCTCGACAAGCTCGGCAATGTGCGCGTTCGCGGCGGCTTCTACCCTATCCCGCAAATCGCCCTTGCATTGGCGAACGTCCATTTCGTAAAGTTTGGGCGGGTTAAGCGTTTCGTCGGCCCACTTCCGAACTTCCATTTCCTGCCGCCACTTCCTAACGACGGCCTTGCGCCTCTCGGCATCTTCCGCGCTCATCGGCGGAAGCGCGAGAACATCGTCAGACCGCGATTGACGGCGATCAATCTCAAATCGCTTCGTCGCTTCCTTTTCGCAAGCGGATCGAACCTCGGCTATCGTCGGGAGCCATTGCGAGCGCCCCGCAATCCCCGTGCGAGGATCAGTCACCGTCAACACGATTTCCTCGGGATAGCCCGTCAGGATCGCCACGAGCGCCCCGGCGTAAACCTCGGGATCGGCGGCGTCATCGCGACGATAGCAGCCGATCAGGATACGGGCTCGCATTGTCGCCGTCTCGGGGCTGCATTTTTGGCGGTTGTCCAAGATCGAAAATCCTTGTCTGCATGGATTGGAGAGCGGCGGATATTCCAGGCTTTGCGGGCTTCGCCGAGGAGGGACCGGCCCTCGCGTTGGCGAACCACTCGGCGTTGAAACCTTGCCAGCCCCGATCAATCATCATCCGCGCCGCGTCTTGCGGAGTTCCCGTGTCGAGAAATTGTTTGGCGAGGCGCGCGGCGGCCTGGGGCGTGAGCGGCTTCCGCATCCGGCGCCGGTGGTCGACAACCTCGGCGGCTAGTTCGTCGCCCAGCGACGCCACGAGTTCGCCCCTTGGGTTCGGCGAAGAAGATTGTTTGGCGGCTTGGCGTGACGCTTTGGCGTTGGGGACAAGAACCGTAGGTTCTGTAAGGGGTAATATACTAACTTCTTCGCCAATAAAGAACGCGCCCGCGAGGGGAGGCGCGGAAATAGCGGTTTGTGACGCCTCGTTATGCGTAACGTTATCGTCACCCGTTACGTCACCTGTTACGTCACCCGTTACGCTATTCGTTATGCCGTCAGTGACAGGCGCGGCGACTTTCTTCGCGTTGACGCGCTCCCGATAACGAGCCTGTCTAATCGCGGCGGATGAACGTGAACCATTCTCTTCGACAAGAGCCATAGCGGCCATGCCGATTTGTTGCGGCGTACAACCGGCAGCTTTCATCGCTTCGATCATTTGGCCCAACGTCATCCTACACCGCCTCCCCATGCGCGAGAGCGTCGTCGAATAGCGCGAGCGGAAGTTGCTCGCCGGATAGCCATGTGAGAGAGCCGGGCAATGGTCCGCCAGGATGATGAAAAGGCCAGCCCATCTCACCCTGCAATTGCCAGAGGATCATGGGAGGCGCGCATGGGCCTATGAATGCAGGGAAGGGCCTCATAGATAAGCCTCGAAATGCTCTTTCAATGCCTTCGCTCGCAGCCCGACATCGCTTCCGTTTTCAACAAGCGCGTCAATCTTCCTAACCGCGTGCAGAATCGTCGTGTGGTCTTTCCCGCCAAATTTGTCGCCCAGTTGAGGCAAGGAATCCGGTCGCACATTCTTGGCCACCCACATGGCTATCTGACGTGGCAGGACAACCCTCGCGGTTCGGCGATGGCTCAGAATATCAACTGGCGTCACATTGAACTCTTTCGCCGTTTTTTGTATGATTGATCGAACCGGAGGGAAATTCACTTTTATCTTCTTGTCGGCCTGTTTGTTTGAGAACTCACTAGATATCGTTGTGAGCGCTTCGTAAATAAACACGGCCATAAAAAAGAGCCTGAATTGTGTATAAGTCCTGAACGGCTCATCCATCCGGTAAGCGTGACTCGACCGTATCTCAACCAACCGCATTTCCCGGCTCTTCCTAAACGGTATGGGAGTCATGCGCCGCGCTCGTTCCTTCGCCGCCAAGTGCGCCTTGATCGCCAAAGACGTATACCCGCGATCCTGCCATGCCTTCACGATCGCAGCCGGTGGCGTGTAGGCGATAGGCGCGTGAAAGCTCATGGGCGTACTCCGTTACTGTCAAACATGGATGTCTGAATGACCTTCTTTGGTTCATCGAAGGGAAGGCGAGGGCGACGAAGCGCGTCGTTCAAGCGGCGACAAGATAAGTCGAACCATTTTACGTCGCGTTCTATGCCGACGAACCGGCGCCCTAAGTTGATGGACGCGACTCCAGTCGTCCCCGACCCCATAAACGGGTCGCAAATCAACTGCCCTACGTTCGTGTACAGAGTCACAAGCTCAGCCATAAGCGGCAATGGCTTTTCAGTCGGGTGTTCCCCTTGGCGATTGGTATTGACGCAATAAGTAAATACGCCGCGCTTGCCACCGCCGTTCCAAGAACGATATCCCGTCCCGCACCACGCCGTAACCGCACACTCCGCACCTCGCGCTGCGCCTTGGCCGTTAAATCGCGGCGAGGCGTCCGGCTTGACCCAAAATAAACAAGTGTCATATTTCGCGCCGGAAGACTTGAGGTCGTCTCGCCACGCGCGCACGCCTTCTGCCAAACAAAAGAGGATGGCCCAGCCATGAGAAGCCGAGACAACCGCGCTTGATACAGCCGAGCGCGTTGCATTGATGCCTTCAAAACCAAAAGCGCGAAACTCCTTACCGCCGTCGTTTCGCATACCGCGCGCTTCCGAAAGCCTTTCATTCGCCGCGTGCGTTTCATCCTCGTAAGGCGGGTCAGAAATAACGTGATCGACACCCTCCAATCTTGGTAAGACTTCTAAGCAATCGCCGAGCCATACCGTCACATCGTCGGATAGTTGCTCCTTACGCGGCGTGGTCATTGTTAACCTTCCTCCCGCGTCCCGCAGCCCACGCTAGATAAGCCGTCTCATTAGCCGCGAGAAATTGCATCTCATCCCGTGCGGCGGCGATCATTTCGAGACCGCGCGATTGCTCGTGAAACCATGCTTCCGGCCTACGAAACATGCCCTCTTGCGCTTGCTGAACGTGGTTACGATCCGCGAGATAGCGGGCGGACATGTAGGCATGGACTTGCGCGAACGAAACGGTCATCGGATGACCTCCGTCACCTTGATATTGTGCGCGAGTTCCGCCGCTTTCTTTCTTAGCCGATACGCCGTGTCGCGTTGCGTTCCACTTGATTTCGTGTCCTCGATTACAAGACCGCGCTTCTTGCAAATGTAAGTCGCGTCTGCGGTGTAAGTGCAAAAATGCTGACCATTGATTTCGACGCGCCAAGATGGGTGAGGTTCGAGCCCTTCAATCTCGCCAGCGCGTTCTAGAAGCTGCAATTCGGCAAACCGAACGGCCTCTTTCTTGGAATCCATCACCTTGCCGTCAACCGTGCGATCTTCACGCGAGGAAACGGCGAAACGGCCCTTCCGTTCGACGACCGGAACATCAAGCCCGAACGATCCGCGAGCGCGTTTGATCTTCGCTTGGAGCGATTTAGGGACGGTATGCCAATCGAGACGGAGGGTCATTGAACGATCCCGACCGAAACTAGGATCGCATCGACAATCTCGTCACTCTCCCGCATTTTGGCGCGCTTGTCGGCGTCCATGCGGGCAATGCGGACAGCCTCTTTCAATTGAGGCACGGGAACGCCGTTTGACTTCGCTTCCGCGAAAACCTCTTTCAGGTCTTCGTTGGCGTTGTCCTTCACGTCGTTGAGCGACATGACGCGGCTAAAGTAAGCCTTCGTTACGTTATCGTCAGCTTGGGGGAGGGTCTTTTCAGCGCGGATCATATTCACGCCCTCATCGCCCGATAACCCTTCGTCGCATGAAGGGAATATTCGACGCCGTTTGACACCACCAACGCAATGATGCGCCGGTTCTTTTCGCCAGGGCGAAGCGCGCGGCGTTTCGTGGTCGGATGGCGTGGGGTTTCAACAAGCGGCGGAAACAAAATGCGCTTGTGTTGATGACGTTGTTTCATGTTCAAAACTCCCAAGTGTGCAGCGTGATCTTGACGCGCGGCTCGTTAATCCTATTCGCGGCTTTCGCTTGGCGATATGCACGCAGCTTGCGCCATCTTCGACAAGCGTCTATTTTCGATTGGATAAAGCGCCAAATAGACATGGTGATACCCAAGAGGATTAGCGGGGAAGAAAAAAGCCCGGCGTCTATTGCGTATGATGACGCCGGGCTAGTGCCGCCGAACCGGGGGGAAGGTCGGCGGGAACACAATGACCGTTAGCGGAAGCAGATAGAACGGGCGTCTGCAAGTGCGCGACCATCAGCATATGCGCCGTAAGGTTTCGCCCGCTAATACGGATCAAATCCGGCCAGCGATCAACGGGAATTGATAGCCTTTGTTTCCAGGCGGAAACCGTGCTAGGCGGCAACGGCGGGCTAACCAATCGCGCTATGTGCGCCGATCCGCCAAGCTCTTCGATG